GGATCCTTTGTCATTTATATAGTCTTTAAGTGATGCACCTATTTTACATATAGATCCTTCTTCAAACCAAAATTGATTTAAAACTTTAGCCATATGAAAATATGAAGAAGCTATCTGACGTTTCTTTAATATTGCTGCATGTCTATAATGTAGTTCTGCAAGTAATTCATATAATGCCATATGGTATTGAGCATCTCTTACTTTAGCAAATCCATATTTTTTTTCTTCTTTATCAAAAATTGGTAAGAAGTTTAACCACATATAATAATCTCTTGTTACATAAAAGATATTATGTTTACCAACATATATTACTCCTTCTCTACATTTTTCTTTTTCAAGATTCCAGTATTTTATATAATCTTTAGATCTAAAAGGTTTATTGCAATAAAAACCTTGCTCATTAAATGTAGTAGCTTGCTCATTAAAAAGCAAGGCAGTCTCATCAAATTGATACTGCCCTGGCTCTTTAAAAATTGTAAAAAGGAATTCTATAAAATCTTCTTTTGTTTTAAATTCTTTATAATCCCATTCTCCATCTTTATATCTAGGAATTTTTTTATACATGTTCTAGTTTACATATAATTGCATCTTGAAAAACTAAAATGTGACGCTCTCCTTCATGAATAAATTCTTTATCATCAACTGACATATTCATTGACCATTGTATAAAATCTCCAATTTGAAGTTCTTTATGTACTTCAGGACCTCTTGCAACAATAGTACCTTGAGGTTTTTGTTGAACTTGAGAATCAGGAAGAATAATTCCTGACTTTGTTTCTTCAACTTTTTCTACTGGTTTTACTAATATTCTTTTACCAATAGGTATTACTTTATAATTTTCAATATTTTCTTTTATCATAGTTTTTAAATTTATAATTGATCATAAGCTAATCCCTGTCCACCGCGGACAGAGCTTTGTTGTTCATTCTTCATGTCAGTATAAGCTCCTTTAAATGATTGTCTTATTTGATCAAATTTAGCAGCTGTATTTACTAATGAAGTTAAATTACCATCTCTTCCGTGTTCTATAGAAGTAGTTTCCATATATCTAGCCAACCTATCTAACATGGTTTTAATCCCTTTATATGCTCTATATGTGGGAGTTTGATATAATTCTTTACATGTATCTAAAGCATGTCTTATAGGTCCATCTTCTGTAGACTCTTCTAATTCAATTTCTTCTATTATAACATCTTCTTTTTCATGTTCTGGCATATTAAAGAATGGGTTTAAATCTGGATCTGGACATGTCATATAAAATATATATTGATATATAGAAAGATAAGTATCAGGATACTTATCCATAATAGTTTTTAAAGATTTTAAAGTATAACAATGTTCAGTAGGTACTACCTTTCCATTTTGTATATCAAATAATTTTACTAACATATTGGATTATCTTTTAACCACATTATAAGACTCTGAATTTCAGATTTTAAATATGGTAATTCATATATAATTACTTCTTTTACAACAGGCTCTCCATTTATATACTTAGTTATTGGGTATCCATATTCATCTTTACCTTCTTCTTCAAATATTACATGTTGTATTTTTAAATCTCCAACTTTAAGTTTTGGATTATGTTTTTTTATAATGTAGACATATAAGCTTAATTGTAAATTATAATGTTTAAGATTGCAATCATCTAAATGACTAACAGGATTATACATTTTAGATGTTATACCTTCCCAATTAGTAAAACCTTTCTTTTTAATTTCTTTATTAGTTTTATAATCAAGAATATTTATTTTACCATTTACTATACTAACAAGATCTGCTTGTCCACATAAACCAGCAGATTTTAAATAAACAAAATGTTCAGGATATACACCATCTTTTAATTTTTGCTCAGGAGCTATTTTAATACCATTACTATCAGTAATAGGTTTTATTATAGGTACTTCAACACCATCTCTTTCTATTGTAGAAAATTCTAATAATCTTTTTTCTCTTTCATCATGATACCAATTACCTAATGCAATAGCTCTTTTAGATTCATTATCCCAAATTTCTAATATTTTTTTTGGTGGTATTTTATACCATTTAGATCTTTTATTCTTAGAAGATTTTTTAGATTGTGCTTCTGCATCAAATTTAGGTTTAAACATACCTACAAATGATGTAACACTTGTCCACTTAATCTTATCTTTCTCAAGATCTTCATTTAGTGTTTCATAAACATGACCATCTGATTTAAATATTACTGGCATCTTTTTTATTTTTTATTTTATCATTTCTACTTTGAAGTATTTGATGTTTTATTTTTGCTTCACCTTCTTTAGTTGTAACTGCATTCCATTTTCCTTTTGGACAACTTGAAGACAAAGCTCTCAATTTTAAACCTAAAGAACATCCACAATCTGCACAACAAGGTTGTGTTCCTTTAACTGCACATTTATTACCCTTTTCATCTAAAGATTCACAATTTAAACATTGCATCCATCTAACATTAGCAATGTCTTCAACATCTTCTTTTTTAAATATTTTATTTTTTACTCCTTCTAATATTTGATCAATATTTCCAAAAGCTGCAATAATTTTATTTAATCTCATTTTTAAAATCTTTTTTTTGTTGTATTTTTTTGTTTAACATTTCTAAAGCATTTTCCATTTTCTTTAGTTTATTTTTTACAGGAACATATTTATCATATCCTTTGTAAGTCATTTTTTGAAGATTCCCAATTATATCTTTATTCTTTTTTATATTTTTTTCTAATCTTTTTTTTCTCAATATAAAGGTGCCAAGGCCTGTAACATTAACATGAGTATCTTCTAAATCAGATAAACTTTTTCTAACTTTACTATAATAAAAGGCAATCATATCTTCAACAACATCTTTATGTACATCAATTTCTTTTGCAACATCATTAAAGAAGTATTTATGATTCTTTGGTTTCAACTCCTAAAATTTTATAATCCAATAAAATAGAACCTTCAGTTTGAATATTCATATTAGTGTTTATAGAAATGGTTTTTTTATTAGATCCGTTTTTAATTATTAATTTTTTCTTTTCTGCTTTTGTTAATGCATTTCTACAAGATTGTGCACTTTTAAAAATTTCTTTTTTAGATATGTCTTCACAAAATAAAGTTAATTCTTTTGTTCCACATTTGGCTAATTCAGATAAACATTCAAGATCTGAATTACTTATCTGTATATTATTCAGAAAGCAATGAGTAAGGATTTGATATTTAATAACATCATCCTTACCCATTCTAACTTTCTTATTTACTTTATTAACTATAGCCATGAAGTTAATATTTTGTCACTTGTAAGTAACGTGTAAGTAAATCTATTACCCCAAACTGATCTAGCTTTTCTACATATACTCATAAATTCTTTCCAGTCATTATTAGCTGCAATTACTTGACAACCTGCTGACCATTTATCTACTTGTGTAGATTTTTTATTAGCATATTTAGTAGCTCTATGTATATTTATACCAAACAAACCAGTTTGAACAGATTCTTCATGAAGGTTATAGTATGCATCACGGTTATTATCTCTATATACTGAGACAGGTCTATTTTGACCTAATGCATCATATCTGCCTTGATGTTTTCTGATAATATGACTTCCTCTATATTGACCAGGTTTTAATATTGCAACACCTTCTTTCCTCATTATATTTTCAACCCAATGAGTTCCTGGATCTGTAGTGCAATCATAGCAATGAAAATGCCATGTTCCTCCTTCACCAGTTTTTGGATCTGAACCTGTTTTATATGATAAAGTTATTTTATCATCAAATCTATTAGTAACTTCAGTGCCAGACTCAGAATTTCTAATTCCTACAATGTTAAGGTTATAATCACCTTTTTCAAACCATGCATAATCAGTCATCTGCTTTATAGTCTGCTCTATTTGTTCTTTTGTAACTTTGATTGGTTTAACCATTACTTTCCGCTTTTTTAAGAGTTCTTTTTACTTTCTCTTTATTAGGAGTTAAGTTAGTTACATTAGCAGCTTGTGGAGCTGGTGGAGCTTGCGGAACTTGAGCACTTGGTTCAGGTGGCGTAGCTGCCATCTTAGTCATAAATGCTTGTGCTTGCATTCTCTCAGCACGACATTTTTCAATATCTTTTAATAAATTT